CTAAGGAGTGAGTTTAACATTCACATGGAGATTAAGAAGTCTTCGAATCCAAGCATGGGGTTTTGGGTTGAAATAGATAAGTGGGGAAATGAAGAAATTATAGAAAATTCAGCCAGAGAGTGGTTTGATAGCTATGAGAATGCGTTAAAGGATGGAATTAAAGAATCATTAAAATACATTAATAAATAACCATCAGTAATAATTTAAAAATAAAACTATGAAGAAACTACTTCTATTTGCAATCATTTTAATATCAATTGCATCATGCGACCAGAAAAAAGATCCTGTCATTACGCCTGACATAAAGGAATGCGTGATTAAAAACATGCCCGATCCTGTAAGGGTTATGGACTATACACCTACTCCCGAACGTAATAGAATTAAAAAAGATGTTGAGTTTGTGATTGAGCGCTACCCTAAAAATGGATTCTACGCCGTTAAATACGGCAGTAAGTATCTAGAATATTCTTATGGCGAATTCAGACTGATGGGTTTTTACTTTGCAGAAAAATGTAAAACAAAGACAATTGCTAAGCGTCTTATTGAAAAATACATTGAGCAACACATGAAAAAAGGCGTTACGTATGAGGTGTATAAATCAACCATGAACAAATAAAACTATGGAAAAATTACAAATTGTTACCGATAAGATATGTGAATTATTGCAAGATACTAATCTTGATGTTGTTTATTATTAAGAAGCAGATAAAAAATGGGACAATAAACCAATCAGAGAAGCTGAGATGTTAATGGCATTAAACAAAACCGACACTGATGTAGAAATGCTCAGCTCTGGCAGCTTTATTGAATTATGTTCTTGTGATTGGGAAAATACACCATTCACATGGATACTAGGCAGTCCGTTGTTTCACCAACAACCCGATACGATCGAATTTCTTTTTAATACTTTAGGTTGTGAATAGATTTGCACATCCCAACAAATAACCAACCCTAACAAGGTTGGTTTTTTCATGTAATCTAATCAACATATCGAACCTATTAGGTAGTTGATATATTTTTTTGTACTTTTATCGAATATAATACTAATGGTATGAATTTAGAATATAAAGAGTGCGAATATAAGATAGAGGATGTAGACGAAAAGGGCATTGTCCGTTTTGTTGCGTCCACTGCTGATAAGATAGATTTTGGAGATGACTTAATTCCTTCTGGAAAATCATATCTAGAAACTGTAAATTCTGACTATGATAAATCAAGAATTAAACACTTTAGAGAGCATGATTCTAAAATATGGGTTGGGTTTCCTACATTAAGCACTGATGGGAATAAGCTTATATCTACATCTCAATTAATGCTTAAGCGTGATGTGGGAATGGATACATTTCAACTATACAAAGCTGCTGCTGAAGCAGGGCGAATGGTTGAGCACTCAATAGGATACCGTGTTAAAGATTGGCATTACGAACAGATGGATGATAAAGAGGTTAGGGTAATTGATAATCTTATCATACGCGAAGTGTCTACATTGTCATCATGGGGAATGAATGACGAGGCTTCTACTTTCGACTTGAAGAATATGAATTTCGAAAAGCTTTTAATGGAAGAGAAGTATTTAAAACAACTCCTAAACGCTAAGTTTGACGATGTTAAACTTGAAGGTTTGGAGCAATTAAAGAATAAAATAGAAAAAGAATTGAAATCAAGAGAGCCTAAAACTATATTTGATTATTTATAGGTTGTCGATAATTATTAAATTTTAAACAAATGACAGATTTAGAAAAAAAAGCTCTTGAGATTCAAGACGAATTGAAAGGCTTAAAGGACAAAACAAAAGACCTTGATGTGAAGTCTATTACAGATGGTATTGAGGCATTGCAAAAGAAATTTGATGAATTGCCAAAGGCTATAGAGTTGAAAGATTCTGTTGAAATTAAGGCTCTTGATGATGCGTTGAATAAGCTAAACACTGACTTTAAAGCCATTGAAGATGCAAAACCAATGGAGATAAAAACATTTGGTGATGCAATGATGGAGTTGAAAGACAATAAGGAGTTTAAAACCTTAGTCGACAAACTTAAAGGTGCTAAAGGTTCAACAATGTCAGGTGTTGGTGGAACTTTCGAAGTGAAAGCGGATATTCTTACAACTGCTTTAACTGGTACTCAGCAAAGATCTAGCATTGATCTATCTGTTGATAAGCCTCTTTATAGAATGCCTTTCATGCGCCAATTAGTTGCGAACATTCCAACTGATAAGCCTATTTTGAAATGGGTTGAAAGAACTGCTCATACAGATAATACAGGTGGTGTTGCTGAAAACAATCCTTCTGGACAATCTGATTCAACTTGGGAAAATAAATCTCGTACAGTTGTTAAGCGTGGCGTTCATGCTAAATATACCAATGAGTCGTTTGAAGATGTTAACGAACTTGTTAGAGATCTACAGTCTGACTTAATGACTGAAATGGAGTTGGATATTGATAATCAAATGTACACAGGTGATGGTACTGGGACTAACTTCCACGGACTTGTAACTGATGCTACAGATTTCAATGCTACAACTGCTGGATTAGCTCTTAAAGTTGTATTACCTAATTTCGGTGATGTTCTTAAGGCTGCTGCTTTACAGGCTAGATTGAAACATTTTAATCCTGATGTTGCTGCTGTTAATCCTTCTGACTTTGCTTTATTGGAGCTTGAAAAAGATACACAAGGGAACTATGTATTGCCTCCATTTAAATCAGCTGATGGTACTTTAGTAGCTGGAATGCGTATCGTACAGAACACTAATGTAACTGTAAATACTGCTTTAGTATTTGATTCAAGTCTACCTAAGTTTTATGTTGCTCGTGAAATGCAATTGAAAGTTTGGGACCAGAACGAAGATGATGCTTTAAATGACAGAAAGACTGTTACTTTATGGTTCAGAGGTCAAATGAGAATCAGAGAGAATGAGAAATTAGGTTTAATTACTATTCCTGATATCGCTGCTGCAATTACTGCTTTGACTAAAGCTTAGTATTAATATTACTTATATAATCAAAGGGGTAGGGTTTAGCCTTATCCCTTTTTTAATTTGTATGATATGAAAAAAGAGAAATTAGAGAACAAACAAGATAAGACTGTTATTGAAAACAAGTCTAAATCAAAGAATAAGTATAAGGTGATTGAATCATTCTGTGGTATCGAAAAAGATACTATCTTAACCATTAACGATAAACAGAAAGCTGATCATATGCTTGCTAAAAAATACGTTAAAAAATGCTAAGAACTAAACTTAAGTTTCAAACTGTAGCAAATCTACCTGTTGACCTAGCCACTGCAAAAAGTCATTTAGCGGTTATTCATACAGAATTAGATACTATTATTCAGTCTTATATTGAGACTGCTACTCTTTGGGCTTCTGAACTTACGAATAAAGGTTTAGCGGCTTTTGATGTTACTTATACTCAGGACACGTGCTTAGTTAATCACTGGTTGTTATTTGATACTATCGATTCAATTGAGAGTGTTAAAGACTTTAAAACGGGTGAAGATGTAGTTTATACATTAAGTGCTGACAATTCAATGCTTTATTTAGCTGTTGAGGGTGCTGTGATAGTAACTTATAAAACAACTGGAGAGTCACAACCTGGAATCAACACAGCAATTCTTGATTATATACTACTTAGATTTACTGGGCAAACTGACAAGGATGCTAAAGAACAGGTTTACGATAATTTATTTCCATATATAGACAATGTGATATGAGCTTAAGGATACCAAGTAAGACATTATTTAAGGGTCAATACAATGAGCATATAAAGCTGATTAAGGAAACTAAAGGCAGTTATGGAGTTTCAGCAACTAGGGTTACTGTAGCTGATACTGTTGGTTCCGTGTTCGAATTATCAGGCTCTAGAGCTTTGCAATATAATCAGCTTGGTATAATTAACCCTGTTGAGGTTATGTGTTCAGATCCAAGGGCTGATTTTAATCTCATTGAATGGTATCGTAATGATGGGGTAACTATTGAGATTACTATAAGCTCTGTGCAGGATATCGCAAATGCTAAGCTTGATCTTAAAATATTAGGTGACATAAGAAATAGTGAGAATGTGTAAATAATTACTTATCTTTGATTATTGGTTTGGCGATCAAGTCCACGTGGACAATTTTAATTGTCAGACTTCGCCAAATCTTATTGAATACATATTTAAAGCCAAGCCTATTAATACAGGTTTGGCTTTTTACATTTAAAAAATATAGTTATGGCAGTTAGAATTTACAAAGACGCAGCTGGAAATTACAGACGAAACAACGACATTATCACTATCGGTGATTATAGGTTAAATTACAATGCAGATAGGACACGAGCATCTATTAGGGGTGCTACTGATTATTTCCCTCTTGTAGATATTCAATTAGTAACGGACTATCAAGATGAAGGCGGAACACCATACGCTGACTATTTAGAATTAGAAGCAGCATTAGAGGGATTAATTACGGTTAATATTTCCGATATGCTTAATGATTCTAATTTTGCTTTACAGGTTGGACTTGGGAAAATCAGGGGTGTTTATACTGTGAATAAATTCGGTGAGAATCCAGAGGTAACCTCACAGAGCGCACCTGAAGATATTTGGGACTTTGGCGGCCTTTATAATTTCAGCACATCAGCAATTATTGATTCGATATCATCTTCTGGGGCTGACACAATTGAAATGTCAGTTGAAGGGTTGGACGCTAATTGGGATAGAGTTATACAAACGGTTACTCTAACGGGTCAGGTAAGAGTAGCATTACCAACGCCTTTGATTCGTGTATATAGATCTAATAATGCTGATAGTATTGATTTAGTTGGTGATGTTTACATCTATGAGGATACGACTTTAAGCCTTGGCATACCTGTTGATACAACTAAGATAAGGGCTTTAGTTAAGGCTGATTCGAACCAAACCGAGATGATGGTGTTTGCTGTTCCATCTGGTAAAACAGCCGCATATTTAGAAGGGTTTGTTTCTATTGCTAGGGGTGGCGGTGTAGCTGCTAATGCTGATTTTACATTAAGAACTAGGGAGTTTGGCAAGGTCTTTAGAGTTCAGAGGCGTATATCTATTAATTCAAATGGTGGGGCGTGGCGTTCCGTATATTCTGTACCAACTATTATGACTGAAAAGACAGACTTAATATTTAGGTGTGAGGCTGTTAGTGCTACTATTGGAGTCGCTGGAGGCTTTCAGGCTTACATATTTGATAATGTTATTTGGGGGTTGTAGAATAATAAAAGCCTAGACTGATAATCTAGGCTTTCTTTTTAATCTTTAATGTAGCAAACCACCTTTAATCCGTTCTCATCTAAACCTTCAATCCTAGTTCCTATAATATTACTACTAATAGGCTCTTTTACATCTGCCTTGAAAGGGTAGTCTTTCGATCCTTCCCATACTTCCATAGCTTCAATCTTAGCCTCTAGCCATTCGGTATATGCACTTGTATAGCAAGAATTTTCACCCATGTCATTATAAGCATCTTTACCTTTTTCTTTTTCGTATATGTCTGTTAATTCGCTCATATCTTTGTTTTTATTCCCGACAGCTTGATCTATCGGGATTTTTGCTTTTGTTGGTTTATCCAACTGGGTAGTAATCGAAGCGGCAATAGTCATCATTATATCCGCAATCCTCATCTTCAATCACTTTCTTTACTTCGTCACGTGTTGGCTTTTTATCGAAATTGTGGTGTAACACCATATCTTCCTCTGGTAAGCCGCTTCTGTCTACTTCAATACAATACAACATATCTTCTTTTCTTTTACCTCTCGGTGGTTAAATTAACTAAAATACTTTATATAATCACAATCAATTCCGTGAACTACATAACCAACGCATATAATCCCATCTACAGTAAAATCATACTCATAAATATATTCTCTTGGTTTCATCTCTTTTCTTTTACGCCATCTCTGGCTTTTGGTTAATTACTCGCTCAGTATTTTAATTATAAACTCCAACTCTTTTATTACAGCCTTTTCGCTTTCTGTTCTTGCGAATGGTTCGTTAACACTCTTTAATACTGTTAGTCTTAATTTTATTTTCTCTAACATATCTTCTTTATTATAGCCTATTGGCTTGGTTGATTAAATTAATCTTCTTCTTGCATTATTAAATCATCAATAGCTTGCTGTTCGGTTTCACCAGTCCCTATTAAATCACCTTCGTCATAATCTTCTCTATATGCTTCCCAGTCGTATCTTCTTATAGGAATCGGAGGGTGTACAAATCTTGTTATTATCTTTTTCATCTCTCTTAGTTTTTAGTTACTAATACCCAAATCTACACTGATTTGATACACAAATATCACTTATTCATTCATAATAGATTTCTTTAAATTGCTTTTTATATCCTCTAGTAAATCAAATGATTCACGACCATTAAAGAATATTTTACATGAACACTCGAATTTTCCATCAAGCATAAATGTTACAGATACACTTTCGTTAATATATTTTGGATACGTATCATTATTATCAGTTACATTGATTTTGTTTATCTCGCTACTTATTACACTTATATCCATCTCCATATATTTAATAATTAGTATTAATTCCTACACAAATATAATATAAATATCCCAATAAACAAAACACAAGCAAATATAAATCAATAAAAACATACCTATAATGCAATGAATCACGTTTTTATAGCACCTAAATAATAGCTATATTTGTAACTATGGCAGGGGCAATTAAAATGACATTATCACCAAGGGAAGTTAAGAAGGTTAATCGTGCCTTGCGAAAGTATGGTAATGACTTGGATAGGGATTTAAGAAATGAAACTCAAATGTCACTATTAGACTTAGCTGCTGATGCTAAAGGCAACTTAAAATCTAACAATAGTATTGCAACATCGAGATTAATTAATAGCGTCACAACCACGCCAAATACAGACAGGAGAGGCGGCTTTGTAATTGTTAATGCTGTATATGGTGCTGCTGTTGAGTTTGGTAGGAAATCAGGGGAATGGCCTAATGTTAATGCTTTAATTACATGGGTCAGGAAAAAGATAACGTCAGATGCAAAAAGAGCTAAGGTGATAGCATACTTTGTAGGTAAGAGTATTTTTGAAAACGGAACGAAAGCGAAGCCATTTCTTATGCCAGCATTTACAAGGGTTAGTGCTAAATACCCAAATAGAATAAAAAAGATAGTTAAAAAACACGAGAGGAAAGCAAGATGATAGATCCATTTAATACAATCAAAGGTGACTTAATTACTAAGTTCGGGGTTAAGTATAATCCTAAATCAACAGCCTTTCCACGTATAGAAATATATGAAGGAACAAGCACACTAGGAGATGATAAGAGCAAGGATAACGTCACACAAGTATATTGTGATTGCATTACTAAGGGATGGGATGAATTCGAAGTAAATGAACTTGCAGCATTCGTAAGAACTCAGGTTGAAGAAGGGACGTTTAGCCTAACAGGTTTATCATTTAATGGAGTCCTTTTAATTTCAAATCAGTACTTTCATGAGAATACCGACACTGAAGATATTCACAGGAAATTGATTATATATAATTTTTTAAACACAGAAATTTAAATTTTGAATCATGGCTAAAGAAATTGGCGAAAAAGGGTGGAGAGTATACCTAGATACTGGAGCGGATTTAATTCCAACAGAGATCACAAACACTCTAAATATCAATAACAATATAATTGATGCTTCAGATAAAGGCTCTGGTGGTTGGGGTGAAAATCTAGATGGCCGTAGAGACTGGTCAACTGATTTTGAACTTAACTACGATGCGGCCGATACTGTTTCAGTTGCATTAATTGATAAGATTCTAGACCCTGATACATCCACATCTGTTAGTGTTATTGTTGGTAAGCAAACAACTGCTGGAGATGTTGGATATAAAGGTAATGCACTAGTTGGTAATATCTCTATCACTGGTGGTGATCAAGAAGTTATTACTATGTCGGGTACACTAACAGGTAGCGGACCGCTTGTAAAAGAAACAAAAGTATAATGAAGGGACAAACTTTTATTACTTTAAAGGGTGAAAAGATGGGGGTGCTATTTGGCACTCCTATTTATAAATTCATTCGTGATTATCGAACAGAAGATAACGAAGAAATTAAACCTTCTGAAAACGAGTTTACAAACTTGGTGTATATTACATGGGCTGCAATGATGAATTATTGCGACTTTAAAAACAAGCCTATTCATTTTACTATGGATGAAGTTTATGAGTGGTGTAATGCTAATATGGACGAGTTTAAAGACGTTGTAAAATGTTGGTCTGATTCTCAAATGATCGGTGTTAATGTTAAAGATTTAGCAAAAGCCAATCAAAAAAAAAAGTTGATGGAGAAGAAGAAGAAAAAGAAGAGTTGCTTTGGTCGAACTTTGCAGAGATTGAAAACAATGCTTTAGGAAAACTAGGCCTTAGATATTCCGATTTATCAACATTAACTATCGGTGAATATAATTGTAAAATGAAAGGCTTTTTAGATGCTCAGGAGTTTACTTTAATGAACACTAGAAAAATAGTTTTTGAGTTAATGAGGGGTAACGTGAACTACAATAAGAAAGACAGACCTAGAAGAGAAACGGATGTGTTTAAACTAAGATCTGATGTAGTAAAGAAGGTTACAGTTACTAAGATTTCCCAAAGAGAAAAAGAATTTGTATTAAGAATGGGTTATACTATATCTGATTCATTTGTAAAAAATTAAATTATTATGGCTGGAGGCGGTGTTATATCTAGAATGAGAGTCTTTTTAGGGCTTGATAATAAAGACTTTAAAAAGGGCTTAAAGGAATCAGAAAAGAAAACTTCTGCCTTTGGTAATTCTATAAAAAAGATAGGTACTGCTATAGCTGGAGCTTTTGCGGTTAAAGAGATAGGTCGATTTGTAGGTGATCTTGTTAAACTTGCGGGTGAGGCTGAAGGTGTACAAAGGGCATTTGATCGGATAGGCGGTAATAAGGTTTTCGATAGCTTGAAGGCAGCCACAAGAGGAACAGTTTCCAATTTAGAATTAATGCGTAAAACGGTTACAGCTAAAAACTTAGGTGTACCCGTTAAAGATCTCGCTAAGCTGTTTGAATTTGCCGCTGCTCGTGCTGCTGATACTGGCGAAAGTGTTGATTTTCTAGTTAACTCTATTGTTGTTGGTATCGGTCGAAAGTCTCCATTGATTCTTGACAATTTAGGAATATCAGCCATTGCTCTTAAGGAAAAAATGGAGGGTGTAGGAATTGGTACAGCTTCCGTTGCAGATGTTGCAAGAGCTGTAAGCAAGATAGCAACAGAGGAGCTTGATAAGATAGGTACTGCCGCAACTACTAACGGTCAGAAATTACAATCTGTTGCAGCATCGTGGGATAATATAAAATTAGCAATAGGTAGAGCCATTACTGCATCAAAAGAATATGCTTTTATTTCTGATTTAATTTTAGGGGTTGGCAACTCTTTAGATAAAACGACATCTTCAACCGATGAAGCAAGAAAAGGAGCACAGGACTTATTTAAAACATGGAAAGACTCGGGTCAATTAACAGCATCATTTATAAAAAAGTGGATTGATGGATTAGAAAAGCAAAAAAGACAGTTACTAGACAATCATGGAATAATAGAAAAAGGTGGTAAAGAGAGACATCAACAGATAAGAACGCTTTTAGTATTGTTAAAAAAAGAGGCTGAGCTATCCAAGAAAGCAATAGAGCCGATTGTTGAGCAAATTGATTTAATAAAAGGTGTAGAAGCTGAATTAAAGGTACTTAAAGAAACGTCAGATAAAGGATCTGAATCCAATAGAGCTAATATAAATAAGCAGATTGAAGTCCTTAAAAACTACTTAGCACTACTTAAGCAAGTAGGCACTACAACCGCAAATATTAAACCTTTAAAACTACAAACCCCTGCTGATTTACCAAGCTTAAAACCTGCTAAAATAGGTGGTCAAGAGGCATTGAAAGTAAGTTCTAGCTTTTTTGATAGTGGTGAGATAGATAAAAATAGAGAGGCTCAGATTGAAAAACAACAGGCTTTCGTTAATGACTTAAACGCAATAACCGCAGGGGGATTCGCTACATTAGCAGAGTTTACGGGTGAGTTTATAGGTGCTGTGATTTCGGGAGATGCTGGACTAGAAGATTTCTTTAGTGGTATATTAGGAGTCGTTGGTGATTTCGTTAAACAATTTGGTGAGGCTTTGATTGCTTATGGTATTGCTCAGATTGCATTTAAAAAAGCTTTCGCTAATCCCGCTGGTGCAATTGCCGCTGGTGTTGCTTTGGTTGCAATCGGTTCTGTGATTTCCAGCTTATCGGCTGCGGGTCCTGGTGGAAGTTCTTCAGGTGGTAGTGTCACATCAATAGATACTAGGGGTAATGATACAAGCTCTAGGAATGCTAACATAAACAGTCAAGGTCAAGCAATAAATATAAACGTTCAAGGTGTTTTAAAAGGAACAGATATAGCACTTTCAGCTAAACAGGGAAACAAACAACTAGCAAGATAATGGCATTTGGACTAAGATATTACAACGAGTTTACATCAGATCATTTTAAAAGAACTGTAAGGATAGAAATATCTGAGCGTGATTATATAGGTGCTTCTGAACAGATAAAGATGGGTGCAAGTTTGCATCTGTCGGATTCAGGTGATGGAAGGGAAGAACCTATAAAGAAACTAACCGCATCGCTTAGGATGGTTAGTGAAAGGAATTTTCAGTTTGAACATTTGTTTACTTCTGATGATAGGAAGTATAAAGTTGAGATATACAGAAAAGGGGCTATAATCTTTAGAGGATTTTTAGAATCTGATTCTTATTCTGAACCTTATTACACTTGGAAGAATTACACGGTAAATTTAACGGCTAGGGATAACTTAGGGAGGCTTGAAGACATTCCGTATCTTATGCCTAATGGCGATAGGGTTACGGGCTTAGAATCGGCAAATAATATAGTACAGAGAGCCATTAATAATGTAGGATACTCGGTTAATATTTTCGATTTTATAGACACATGGTCTTCTGATATGAGTACTTTAAGTACAACTATGAGTCAAGCGTATATTAATAACGATGCGTTTTGGAATTTTGAAGATAACGAGCCGTTAAGTTGTTTAGATGTTTTGACTAATATAGTGCAAGGGTTTGGATCACAAATAAGACAGATAGCTGGTGCATGGCGAATAGTTGATCAAGCTAAATATCACGATAGACCAACAGTGCAAGGTAATAGCGCATCATTCCCTGATTATTTAGC